CCTGGATTTCCAGCATATCCAAGTGAATCCGAAATCATTGCAAAAGCAAACGCATTAAACGGATTCGTATCACAAATCCCACAAACTGAAACAAAGATTAAAAAATCTAATTCGTAATTGGGTTGGGATGGATTCGTCCATCCCTATCAAGGAGATAAGATGCAAACAATCAAGAATTTTCCCTTAATCATAATCATTTTTGGTTTACTGATGTTGGTTCTTTCTTTACCAACTTTTTCATTCACCACAACAAAAGCAATTCAAATGCAAGTTAGTGGTGATTTTAATAAACAATTGCAATGCATGGCTAAAAATATTTACCATGAAGCTGCAAAAGAAAAATATGAAGGTAAACTTGCAGTAGCGCAGGTTACCATGAATCGTGTAAACGATCCTGAATTTCCAAAAGATGTATGTGAAGTTGTATATCAGAAAACAAAATACAATCAAAAAACAACCTGCCAGTTTTCTTGGACTTGTTTTAAAAATATGGTAGTAAAAGATGTATACGCTTGGGAAGAATCGGTATTAATTGCTCGTAGAGCATTGACCGAACCTATATTACATGATATGATTGCTAAGACAAACGCATTGTATTATCATGCCAACTATGTTAATCCTGGTTGGAATAAAAAGTTTGTTGTAAGTAGAATTGGTAATCATATTTTTTATAGGGACATTTAATGCCTACGCAAAGTGAAATAAAAGAATTTAGTGGTTTGATTGAGGGCATGGCAAAGGAAGAAGGCATCGGATACATGGATGCCATTTGCCATCATTGCAATGAAACTGGACTTGAAGTTGAAATGGCTGCAACATTAATCTCTGCCGCACTCAAATCTAAAATTAGAGAAGAAGCACAAGAACTAAATCTATTGAAGAAAACATCTAAATTGCCTATATGACAGAGAATACTGGCTTTGCAACATATGCCATGTTTCATGCTTTAAAACTACACTTCACAAGCGATAGTTATGATTATGTGAAATATAATGGTAAAACAAATGTTTCTAAACAAACATTCAGCACAAGAAAAGACAAATATACATTCTATAGATTGTCTAGAAAATATGATGTACAAGAACTAAAAGACTTTTTGGTATCTAATTTTCTTGCTGGTGATGTTGAGTGGGTTGGCGACCTAATGGGGCCAAATGCCGAAGAAACATACAAGAAGTGGCAAAAAACCAACCAAGCATTGACATACACATTCAAAAATGATATGATATATCTGTTGGAGAAATATGGCATTAAAGATGATTCAATCTTTGGTGTCAAAAGTGGAAGTTATCCAAATCTTCTACAAGAAGTAATGCATGGCAAGGTATCAATTGAAACGGTGTTGATACTAGACAATCAAATGAATTTTATTGAGAAATGTTGGAGTAAAAAGATTACAGATGATATTGTATGGCCAACATTAAAAAGGAAATATTTGAGATATAAGCCATTTCTACACTATGACACAGACACATTTCGAAATTTAACAAAAGATATAATTAAAGAATATGCTTAAGATTACACATATTTACCTTGACATGGATGGTGTCATTGCAGACTTTAATAAACGATATGTTAGTTTATATGGTATGCAACCAAGAGAAGCAGAGAAACAAAAAAAATTTGATCATCTGTTTCAAGAATTCATCGAAGGTGGAAATTTTGCAACATTAGATTTAATGCCTGGTGCCATGCAAGGCGTTGAATATCTAAGAAAGTTTCCTGCACCAACACAGATTCTTTCTTCAACAGCGAATGAAGAAAGATATGATGCTATTTCCAAACAGAAAATGGTTTGGTTACAAACTCACGGGATTACATTCAATCCTCTTTTTGTACCAGGCAAAAGACACAAATGGAAATATGCAACACCAACTTCTATCATTATTGATGACACACCAAGTGTAATCAAACAATGGGACGAAGCAGGAGGCATTGGTATTTTACATACTGATTGGCCTTCTACCATATCCATTCTCAATATGTACTTGTGATTGGATATATAAAAGTATATTATGATCTTTTTGTGAAATATACACCGTTTATATACCGTTATACTCCGTTAATACGAAAGGAAATACCATGAGTAGTTTTCAAAACCTCAAACGCCAATCTGGCAATCTCGACAAACTCGCCAAAGCAATTGAAGCAATCAGTCAATCATCTGAAGGCGCAGAAAAATCCGACAATTATTGGAAACCAGAAGTAGACAAAGCTGGCAACGGCATGGCTACTATTCGTTTTCTACCTGCACCTGCAACCGATGGTGATGATGCATTACCTTGGGTTAAAGTGTTCTCACATGGATTCCAAGGTCCTGGTGGATGGTTAATCGATAATTGTTTAACAACAAAGAATGAACAATGTCCTGTTTGCGAACACAATTCTTCATTGTGGAATTCTGGCATTGAAGCAAATAAAGATGTAGTTCGCAAGCAAAAGCGTAAACTAAATTATGTTGCGAATGTTTATATCGTATCTGATCCAAAGCATCCTGAAAATGAAGGCAAAGTAAAACTGTTTAAGTTTGGTAAGAAAATCTTTGATAAGATTTCTGAAGCAATGAACCCACAATTTGAAGATGAGAGTGCAGTTAATCCATTTGATATGTGGAAAGGTGCAAACTTCAAACTGAAGATTCGTAAAGTTGATGGATATCAGAACTACGATAAATCTGAATTCGAATCCTCATCTGTATTATTGGATGATGACGATGAGTTGGAGAAAATCTGGAAATCTGAATTCTCATTGAAAGAATTGCTTTCAGACAAAGAATTCAAATCGTATGATGAATTGAAGAAACGCCTAGATAAAGTTCTTGGTTTGAATGGTGAAACACCTGCACCAAAGACAACCGTAGAACAGATCAAGGAGAAAGCAAAGTCTGAGCCAAAGATGCCTGAAGTATCTGAAGAAGATGATGACATGGCATACTTTGCAAAGTTGGCAGACGAAGAATAACCTGTCAACTTTTAAGAATATGGTTCGTTGGACCATATAGAGGCCCACTCTCCCTAAAAAGAGAGTGGTTTTTATTGTAATGGGAGTATATTATGGATTTTTTATTTAAAAATCTATCGTATCTATGGATGATATTTTTCATTATGATTACTGCTGGACTAGCAAAAGAGTATTCTCTTTTTGCCCCAGCGTATTCTTATATTAGAAATACATTTCGTAGTAATAGATTCGTTGTAGTTCTCCTAAGTGCTATTGGTGGTATTTTACCAATCGAAGGTCGTGTTACTGTATCAGCAGGTCTATTAGATACGGTTGCACCTAAAGATGGTAAAGGCCGTGAAAAAATGGGAATTGTTGATTATCTATCGACACACCACTACTATCTGTGGTCGCCGTTAGAAAAAACAGTTCTTATTCCTATTGCAGCGTTTGGAATAACATATGCTGCTTTTATCGGAATGATAGCACCTCTTGTAATTGCAAGTATTGTATTTCTTGGTTGGTATCTCTGGTATCAAATCAAAGAAGAAGATGTTGCAATTACTCCTACAAATTTTAAAATAAGTTCAGTCATCAGAAATGTATTGCCAATGTTTGCTGCAATTGGTTTATACATTTACGATGAGAAGCTAATGATCGCTTGTTTTGGATTTTTGGCATTATATTATGTGTTTTTGACACAACAATGGAACATCAAGAAGTTACTTGGTTATATTAAGTGGGATGTTCTTGTTATTGTTGCAGTAGTAATTATTTTAGGAAATTATTTTAAGTCCTATGATAAAGCTTTTGCCACTATGATTAAAGATACGTTGGTTGATCCATCTACCTTTGTCGGCATGGCAGTAATAAGTGCTATCGGTTTTATAGCAAGTTTCTTAATGGGTTCTAGTGGTAAATTTGTTGCAATCGCCGTATTGATGGCTCAGGTTTTTGGTACAGAGTACTTCTTATGGTTCTTTGCATTAGATTATGCTGCTTATCTATTAAGTCCAACGCATAAGTGTGTGATGATAGGCAATCGTTATTTTGGTACGCCATTGACAACATACTATAAAGCTTTGGGTTCTTGGTGTGGAATATTGATAGTAACTGGATTTATTTTTACTTTTATAATCTAAGGAGATTTACATGAAAGCAATCGCAATTCTCGCAACCGCACTTTTCGCAACTTCCGTTTATGCACAAGCTCCTGCTAAGAAAGAAGAGCCAAAGAAGGATGCTCCAAAAGCAGAAGTTAAGAAAGATGCACCAAAGGCAGAAGCTAAGAAAGAACCTGCTAAGAAGTAATTAGTAGAAAAAAGAAACCCACCGAAAGGTGGGTTTTTATATTGTTCTTGTATTGTCTAGTATCATAGATTCAAATGTCGGTTCCAAATTACGAACAGCAGGTAAATTTTTAGGTGTTGGAACTTGTTCACTTACAGCATTGTCAATTCTTCTTGTATTAACTACATCTTGTTGTTGAGAAACTTTATCTTGCACTTTCAAATTTAAATTATCTGCTTGAGATCTTTCTAATTGTTGGCCTGACGCTGGAGCAGATTCAACTGCTGGTGGTGTAGTTCCAAATTCTATTGAAGACCGGTCCTGCTGAGAAGGCGGACGTACAACGAACTCTGGGTCAACCACAGGTATTTCACCACGATCACGCATCTTTTTATAATCTTCAACCGCTTTTGCTGATTCCGTTCCTCTTTTTGAAAATCCAGATAGTTGTGCATCAGTTGCTGGTTCACCTAGATTGTTTAACCTTTGAAAGTCTTTTATATCTTCCATTGTTCTTTCATATTCAGGTAACTTCTCACGTTTTTCCATCATTTCTCTAACACCAGCAATACCACCAACTCTTTGTGTTGCTCTTAAACTTCTATTAAAATCTGAATCTGGATCGTTATCATAACCACTAGGATCAGATAACATCTTGTACATGGCATAAGCAATGCCAACAACAGTTAAACCACCTAATGCAAGTGGACTGGCCAAGAATCCACCTAATCTGCCAAGCCATTTAAATGCAGTTATAGCACCGCCAGCAACACCAAATAAATCGGTTATCATATCAAAAAGAGATTGACCTTGTTGTTCTATTTTTACAGCAGTTGCAGTACCTTCATATTGCCTATTAGTTAGAGCAGCAATAAGTTCTTTGTGTCTCTTTAATCTTTCTAATTCCAATTCTTCTTTAAAATTATTTTCTTTTTGTTTATTTTTTTGGTTTTCTTCATTCACATTTTTCATATAGGTGAGCATTTTACTTAGTATATCGCTTAGACCGCTATCATCTGATTCCAATCTATTAATTTTGGTTGATGTTGGTCTTTGACCAGTAAAATATGATATATCACTCTTTGTTCTACCTAACAGATTGCCAAGTATGGCTGGACCTAATTTAGATCCTCCAGTAAGAAATTTTGCAATATTGAGTGGATCAAATTTTTCTTTTAATCCAGTCATTCTTGCTTTTTGTCTTTCACTTAATGTGGCACCTATTGAAGAAAAAATGCCTTTATCACCTTCTGCTAGTTTTCGTGCTAGTAGTGAGGTGAATCCTTGTTTTCTTATTCTTCTGGCTTCGTAGTAGTCCATTTATTTTTTCTTCCAAGCAGGTCTGTCGTCTTGTGGCATAGATTTGTCTTGCACTTTATTAATCTTTGAATTGGTTTCTGTTGTTTCATTAACAATAACAGCAGGTTTTTTATTATTTAAACTTTCATGTAATTGTGAATTTTCAGTAGATGATTTATCAATTTTTGTTCCACTATTTGGTTGTGGAGGCACAGTAGAAGCTATTTGACTTTCTGTTGACTTTCCTCGTCTTAACATCGATGTTGTTCGTTCTGCTCTATTACCAACTTGTTTATAATAATCACTATATTCTTTTTTAGTTTTTCCGTTTTTATATTTTAATTCATCGGCTCCAAGTTCAAAATTTCCTTGATTGAGTGCTTCGGTTGCACCTGGAAACTTTTTCCACCATTCACCCATGTTGAAAGCTAAATCTATTAATGCAGCTTTACCATCATCATTGGCTAAATTCCAACCAGGACCTTTCATGGCAATGGCTTTATGTTTTTCGTAGTCTTTATCAAATAATTCTTCTAGTTTTTCTTGTGACATTGCTGGTGTTCTGTTGTTACCTTTTGCATTGGCAGCACCATTGTTTTTATATTGTGCATATTCTGGTGGCAATGTTTTACCATCACCAATTAGGTGACCAACACCAATTGTCCAAAGACCTTCTGAATCTTTATATGGATATGGAAAAAAACCTTCGTTCTTTCGAATCATTTGCTTTACTGCTGTATCTGTTCCTGCAGGAGGTTTAGGTGCTGGTTTCAGCACCTTTTCTGCTGTTGGTTTAGGTACTTCTTTTTTAGGTGCAGGCCTTGCTGTAGGCTTTGGTGCTGGTGCTGCAGGAGGTTTAACCTCAGGTGCTCTAGGTGTTGGAGCAGGCGGTGGTTTGACCTCTGGTGCTTTTGGTGCTGGTGCTGCCGGCGGTTTTGCTTCAGGTGCTTTTGGTGCTGGTGCTGCCGGCGGTTTTACTTCAGGTGCTTTTGGTGCTGGTGCTGCACGTCCTTTTGCAGGAGCTTTTTTAGTGACTTTTGGCTTTGGTTTTACTTTTGGTTTAGGTACTTCTGTAACTTCTTCTTTTCTGGCTCTTGATTTTGAATCTTGTACCTTTTTCTCTGGTCTTCTACCTGTTAAAGCTTTTATTAATTCTCTATGTCTTAAATCTTCTTCAAGATTTATTTCTTCTTGAAAACGACTATCCAACTCCGATTCGAATCGTCTTGCTGTTTCTTGTTTTTTTAATTCTTCATATATTGAACCAAGTAATTGAA